TATATCTTTCAATAACTTCGCCTTTTTTATTAACAAGTTTTACTGTTTCTATACTCATAATTTTTTTATATCAAATAAGGGGCGGATATACCACCCCTTTATAAGTTTTATTTAGTTAGCAAGAGTATCTGCTGTTAATTTAACTCCGTATGAATCGTGAAGCTCACCAACACCAAATACTGCAGTCGCAACTATTTCGTCTGCACGAAGCGACGCATCTCTTTGTGTTTCAATTTTTAAGTCTTGCATCATTGCTAAACCTAAAGCATCTTGTGAGAATACTCCTCCGATAGAGTCGTCTGAACCGTCAACGGAAATGTTTGAAGTTTCAAATAATTGAATACCTGCAACAGTTCCTACAAAGCCAGTTCTCATAGCTTCGTTTGATAGTTCTGTATCTCTACCAACAAATGTATTTGTCAAAGATTTTTTGACATTAAAAATTTGTTTAGGGTGGAATACACCGTAGTATGGACCAGGTGCTTTGTTAGTTTTTAGTTCAGCTGCACATTCAAATAAATCTTGAACGGTTAGCTCTGAACCTGCTCCGGGACCTTTTTCTGTAGAAAATCCAGAAAATAAAGCTGCAAGATCAGAATCAATCTTAGTTGCAATGCCTTCTCCAAATAATCTACCTATATCAGCTGCTACATTTCTAGATGCTGAATTTCTGGCAAGGTCTGTGAGTGTTGTCATAACTCCCACCTCGGATGCTGTTATAGTTACCGAAGATGGATTGACTGCCGTGTTTGATAGGTCTGAAGCCTCACTAACTGCTGCAGCACTTACTGTTGAATAAATCGGTACTTCTACTGATTTACCTCCACCTGCAATAGTGTAGTTTCGGACAAGACCTCTCATTATAGATTGTTCGCTAGCTACGAACAATGCTTCTGCAACAATCTCTGTGTATAATTCTGAGATGGTTGAGCTGGTCGTTTCATTAGCCATTTTTTAACTCCTCTTTAATGGTTATGTTTTGTTATTAATAACCGTCGGACTTGAATCTCTTTGCTGTCTGTATTTAGCATACTTCTTCCTGTCGTCAGGATTATTCATATTTAAATCAC